AATGCCACCGCAGTACCAGCAGCGCTCCGATACGGGTTCACACGCGTCCAAGGTTGGTGACCCCGACGCGCGCCAGATCAACTCAGGCAGCACAGCCAGTGACTACCACGCCAGGCGCCCGACGCCACCTAAAAAGTTCTTATCAGGTTGCCGGGCCGGTTCTCGCTATGGTAGGTCGGGGGCCATGGACGAAGTGAGCAAGACGGTGCCAATGGTCGCGTGGGACCGGGACTGGGTCCGATGATCGTCGACCAGGTTCAGCGCTGGCGAGACCGGCGAGGCAGCTACCGCCCGGCCGGCGAGCCGATCGCGCGAGCGTGGCTGGAGGTACTCGGCTCGCCTACTCGAGAAGCATGGCGCCGAGCCACTCACCGACGACGAGGACGCCCGCGCATGGCTTCGCCGTTGGCTTACCATCCTGACCTCGAGCATGCGCCACCGCGGCAACCACGTGTACTTATGGGCCCTCGACAAGCGGCTGCGCAAGCGGCTGCCCACGAGTGAGCGCTACCCGAAGCTCATGCTGGACCTGTTCGTGGCGAACTCGTGACGTCAGTCCCCCGCTGACGCCCTCTGCACCCGCGCCGACTCGCCTCCTTGCGGGCGTCGCCGTGGCTCCCCGCCCCTCGATGGTTGTGGGCGTGGACTGCCAGCCAGTTACGGGGCTTCCGTGTTTTGCGCTTCTTCGCCATCTACCCAAGGTAGCCCACCGCAAGCCGTCACGATGATCTGCGGTGGACCATCAACCTGTTGGTGACTCGATCTCCCGGGCGACTTCGCGCAGCAGATCGGGGAGTGTGAGCCCGACGAACTCGGCAATCACCTCGAGTTGCCTATCGGGGAACAGTTCCCCGCCCAAGATCCTCGAGCATCACTGCGAAGACCGTCACTATCGAGGACAGGTTCTACCTAAATCCTGAAATACTCTTATCAGGTTGCCGGTAGTGGGCGGCATGAACACCGCGTACAAGACCCGGGCCTTCCACGCGCTGACCAGCCTGATGCTGGCGCTGGACGCGGTGAATGAGGAGCGATGGGGCGAGAAGGTCTCGCACATCATGGGCAAGGCCAGCGAGCACATGACCTCCGCGTTCGCGCCCACCGGTGCCCCGTGTCTCACCCCCTCGGCCGAGTACCGCCGCAGCATCGCGGGCGAGGACCACGAACCGGTCTGGACCGACGACGATGGTCACCCAACCTGGGCCTGACGAAAAGATCACGCAACCTGAAATATCCTTATCAGGCACACAGTACCCCCACCTGCGACCATGGCGACCTGGACCAAGACCACCAACGGCTACGCGCTCCCCACACCCGAGACCACGCCCATGACCGCGCACATCGACTACACTACCCGCTTGGGTCTGTCCTACACACCGTCCCGCGATCAGGCGGCGATCTTCGACTGGGTCACCAACGGCCGCGGGCATGCCGTGGTTGAGGCGGTGGCAGGTTCGGGCAAGACGACGTCCATCGTCTCGGCCGCGAAGCTTATCAGCGGTGACGGCCTGTTCGTGGCCTTCAACAAGTCCATCGCCGACCTTCTCGGGGCGAAGCTGGCCGGGACCTCGATGCGGTCGAGCACCGTCCATAGCCTTGGGTTCGCGTGCGTGCGCTACTGCGGTGACCGCTGCGCGCAAGTGAAGACGACCAAGTACCGGGACATGGTCAAGGGTGCCGCGTCGGCCGCAGAGACTCGTGGCTCGATCTGCGGCGAACGGCTGACCCGCGAGCAGTCCGAGACGATCAAGGACGACGGCTTCCCAAGCCGCACGTGTGAGCGCCTGATCGACCTCGCCCGGCTGTCGCTGATGGACATGGACGCCGAGGGGTTCGGCGAGGGCCTGCTCGAGTTGAGCGACCGCCACGACCTGTCCGACTTCGCCCAGTGCTTGGAGTCGGTCGTGGTCACCGTGGTCCGCCGCTGCATGCAGATGGGCGCCGACACATGGGGCGAGGTCGACTACACGGATATGGTCTGGCTTCCCGTGGTCAACGGGTGGCAGCCACGGCAGCACTCGTGGGTCTTCGTCGACGAGTGTCAGGACATCAGTCGCGCCGCGCTCGAACTGATCCGCCGGTCGGTGCGGCGCGGTGGGCGGATGATGTTCGTGGGCGACCGCCGGCAGGCGGTGTACGGCTTCGCCGGGGCCGACGCGAGCTCGTTCCAGACGATCATCGCCGAACTCGACGCGACCGTCCTGCCGCTGTCGGTCTGCTACCGCTGCCCGACCAGCATCATCGACCTCGCTCAGGGGTGGTGCCCGCAGATCGAAGCCCGCGAGGGGGCGCCCGCCGGTGTGGTCCGAGACTCCGACGAGGCCAGCTACGTCAGCGAGGCCCGCGAGGGCGACCTGGTTCTGTGCCGCCGGAACGCGCCGCTCCTGGGCCTGTGCTTCGACCTGATCGCCGAGGGCATCCCCGCTGTGGTCCGGGGCCGGGACATCGCGGCCGGCCTCGCCAAGATCGTGGATAAGGCGGCGAAGGGGCGGCCGTGGTCCGACTTCGATCGTGGACTCGGCGAGTGGGAGGAGCGCCAGGTCGCCGTCGCCATCCGCCGGAATTCGGACCCGGATCGGGCCGCTTCGAAGATCGACCAGGTCCGGGACCAAGCCGAAGCAATCCGGGTCATCGCGGGCCGGAGCGGAGCCAAGTCCCCCTCGGTCCTGCGCCAGGCGATCGACGACCTGTTCTCCGACGAGCGCGGAAGCGTCGTGCTCTCCTCGATCCACAAGGCCAAGGGGCTCGAGGCGGACCGAGTGGCGATTGTCGACGCGGACCGGCTCCCCTACCCCGCCCGACAGGACTGGCAGCAGGAGCAGGAGGAGAACCTTGCTTACGTGGCTGTGACTCGTGCACAGTCGGAGCTGATCCGTCTGGTTGGACCGAGGGTGGCGGGCTGAGATTGGCGGTGGACTGACGCACGTGCCGTGATGGGGCGTGTCGGTCCGAGGTCTTGCCGCTGCTCGCTGGCTCCTGTGGTGCATCCCTGCTCCCGTATGGGTGCCGCCACGCGATGCGCGATTCGCTTCTCGCTTGGGGCTAATAGCCGCCCTGTGGTTGGCATTGACCCGCCCGCGCCAGTGGGGCGTCTGGGCTAGGCTCGCCATCCTCAGCCTAGCTGTGGCGATCGGCTCGCTGGTCGCGGGCTGGTCCGGGCCGGCGAAGGCCGAGACCGGCGGCCCCGCAGCGGAGGCCCCCAAGGGACTGCCCGAGGTCCTGGTTCCGTTCGTCGACCAGCTCGAGGCCGACGGCTACGTCAGCGACGACCACGCGGCCCTGCTGCCGTACCAGCGTGCGTGGGCCTACGACCGCAGCCGGGTCAAGGTCTGCGTCAAGTCCCGGCGCATCGGCATCACCTGGGCAACTGCCTACGAAGCCGTCGAGGTCGCGTCGCTGAGCGCGGTCAACGGGGGGATGGATGTCTGGTACCAGGCGAACAGCTTCGACGACGCCCGAGAGTTCATCGACGACTGCGGCGACTGGGTCAGGTGGCTGCGTCCGCTGGTCGACGAGGTCACGTCAGCGGGCAAGGTCGAGTCCGAGAACCTGATCCTCGGCGACGAGGAGATCCTCGCGTTCACCATCCGCTTCGCCAGTGGCTACAAGATCCACGCGCTGACCTCGAAGCCGCGTCGGCTCCGTGGCAAGCAGGGGTTCGCCATCCTCGATGAGGCTGCGTTCCACGACAGCCTCTCGGAATGGCTCAAGGCTGCGCTCCCGTTCCTGACCTGGGGTGGTCGCGTCGCGGTCATCTCCACGCTGAACGGGGTCGAGAACGGCTTCCACGATCTGACGGAGGCGTGCCGATCCGGGAAGCGGAAGTACTCGCTCCACTCGGTCGACATCCACGCCGCGGTTGCCCAAGGGCTCTACCGCCGGATCTGCCGAAAGCTCGGTCTTGAGTGGACGCCGGACGCCGACCGGGAGTGGGTCGAGCAACTGCGCCAGGACAACGGTGACGGCTTCGAGGAGGAGTACGAATGCATCGCCAGGCGCTCGGGGTCGGCCTACATCCCGCAGCACCTGATCCACGGGCGAATGCTGCTGAGGGAAGACCTGTGCCCCGTCATCGAGTTCAAGCCCCGGCGAGACCTGGACAAGTCCACCTGGGGCAAGGCTGAGAGCTGGGACGATGTGCCGCTCGAACAGCGGACCAAGGAGATGCGGCGGTGGCTCGACTCGCACGTGCTCCAACACGTCCGCGGTCTCGCCGACCTCGAGCTCTACGGCGGGGTCGACTTCGGCCGCGTCGCCAACCTCACCGTGCTCATCCTGCTCGAGCTCCGGCGCGACATGACCCGGCGAGCTCGGCTGGTCATCGAACTCGACCAGGTCCCCTTCGCCCAGCAGGACCAGATCCTCGACTACGTCTGGCAGCGCTGCCCGAGGATCCGCAAGGTCTGCCTCGACGCGACCGGCATCGGGACGGCGCCGGCCGAGCATGCGCGGGACCAACTCGGTCACCGGGCCGACGAGGTGAAGCTCTCCGAGGGCTGGTACTCGCAGCACTGGCCTCCGCTCAAGCGCCGGTTCGAGGACGGCGCCATCGAGCTTCCGATGTACGAACCGCTGTTTGACGACCTTCGGTCGCTCCGCCGAGTTGGCGGGAAGGTGAAGATCGTCGGAGAGGGAAAGGGCAAGGACTCGAACCAGAAGCGCCATGGCGATGGGGCGGTTGCCCTCCTCCTGGCGGAAGCTGCGACGGGCACGAAGGCTGAGGCCGAGAACACCAGCCCGTCGGCTCGGTGGGGTCGGTCGAAGCGGAAGAAGCGATGATGCGAGTCACTCGAAACGACGACTTGATAGAAGCCCAGCAGGCCCTCCACCAGATCCGACCGACGCGGGGCCGCGGGCAGCTGTCCACTGGCTGGCTCGGGCCGTCAGTATGTTGGGCGCTCTACAAGCAGTTCGGCGTCATCCGCCAGCTGCTCAGCAAGGTCGCCAACAAGTGCATCAGCAAGGGCTGGAGCTGGAGCGGCGATGCGATCGGGTACGACTGGACGGGAGTCTCAAGCGACCTGGAGTCGTTGCGGTTCGCCCAGCGGCTCAAGAGCGCGATCAAGTGGGCTCACATCGAGGGCGGGGCCGGGTTGGTCTACCGACTCGACGAGACCCAGCGTCCGGACCTGAACCCCGACGCAGAGCCAGTCAACATCCTCAACGTCCGGGGCATCAAGAAGATCGATGTCTACCCAGCCACGCGACTGGTCCCTGTCGCCGCCAACGGCGTGGCCACGTGGGACACCTGTGAGCACTTCGATCTGCGCCACCCAAATGGCCGAACCGAACGGATCCACCGGAGCCGCATCACGCCGATCGTCATCGACGACATCCCCATGGGCACCGGCGTGTCCACGCTGTTCAGCTCGACGACGGGTTGGCCACCATCGTGGATCGACGGGGTGATCGACTCGCTCCAGAGCTGGCGTGACGGTGAGGCGACCGTCGACAAGTTGCTCCACACGGTCTCGCTCTTGATCCTCGAGATGCAGGGCGGCCGTGAAGCCATGACGGCGGTGAACGAAGCCGACCGGAGCGAGTTCCGCGACTTGGTCAACGAGATCGCGGAGATTCTGAACGTCCACGGTGTTCTGGCGCTCCCCGCCGGTGACAAGTTGGGCGAGGTCGGCCGCAACGTCGGTGGCGTTGACAAGCTGATGGAGGGCAAGCGCGACACCTTCGTCTCCGACGTCGGCTACAGCGCGGAGATCGTTCTGATGCGGACGACATCCGGGCTCGGCGACGCGGGTGGAGGTCCGCGTCTCAACGACCACGAGACCATCGAGGGTCTCCAGGACAGCGTCTGCACGCTGGCGATCGACATGGCCACCGAGTTCGTGCTGGCCGGGCATGCCAAGTACAAGGGCGTGGACATCCCGACCCAGTGGGTCGTCAAGTACAACCCGCTGGCGAGCGAGTCTCTCGAGCAGCGGTCGAAGACTCGGAAGTCCAACGCGGACGCGCGCGCACAGGACGTCAAGTCAGGGGTCCCGGTCCGAGCTGCACTCAGCGATCCCGAACTCGCCGAGCGGTACCCGAAGCTCGCCGAGATGCTGCTCGAGGAGGAACTCAGCCTGGCCGCGGCCACAGAGGCCGAGGCCGAGTCGCAGGCCGACCCGGCCAAGCCTCCGGCCAATGAGCAGCTCCTCAGCGCAGCCGAGATCGGTGGCCGGCTCGGAGTGTCCGCCGCGACGATCTTGGCGATGCGGTCGCGCGGGCAGGTCCGGGGCTGGCGGATCGGGGGCCGCTGGCGATTCTCGTGGTCGCAGGTCCAGGCTGCCCTGAGCGCCGAGATCGGCGCGCTGCAGGAGGCCCAAGGTCCCATTGGTGACGGGCTCCCGCCCGGTGTCGATCTGTCGGAGTCCACCACCTTCGGGAGCTCCTATGGGGGGTCCGATGCCATGCGCGAGGTCTTCGCGGTGCTCGAGCGGGTCGCGCCCACCGACATCCCGGTGCTGATCCAGGGTGAGACGGGCACGGGCAAGGAGGGCATCGCCAGGGGGCTCCACACGGTCCCAGGCCGGTCGGGTCCGTTCGTGTCGGTGAACTGTGCGGAGTTGGGCGGCGACGCCAAGGGGGTCGCTGACGCGCTCCTCGGGGATGGCATGCGGCCCGGCCTGGTCGAACAGGCCAACGGGGGCACCCTGTTCCTCGATGAAGTCGGCGAACTCAGCGAGGAGGCTCAGGCGGTCCTCCTCCGCGCGTTGTCCGGCGAGGTGAGGACGATCGGCGGACAGCCCTCGACCAACGCCGAGGTCCGGATCGTCTCGGCTACCTGGCGACCCATCGGGATCCCAGGCGCGCACAAGTTCCGCCGCGACCTGTTCGAACGATTGGCGGGGGTCACGGTGGAGTTGCCTCCGCTGCGCGAGCGTGGCGAGGACATCATGGTCCTTGCTGAGCAGTTCCTCGAGCGGACCGCAGCTGAGTTCGGCTATGTCCCAGCTCCCACCATCGGGTCGGATGCACGAGCGGTTCTGCTGGCCCACGCTTGGCCTGGCAACATCCGCGAACTGCTCAATGCGATGCGTCGTGCGGTGGTCTTCGCCGGCGCCGGGGCAGCGATCGAGCCCGGGCACCTGCAACTCCACGCGGGGAGGATTCCTTGACCGGACTCGCCGGCCGGGTCCGCTCGGCTCGTGATGCCCGTGGACTCACCCAAGCCGGTCTCGCCCGTGAGTCGGGACTCACCCGATGGACGATCCACCAGCTCGAGCGAGGCCAGCCCAACCCGGGCTTGGGGACCTTGTACGCGGTGACCAAAGCGCTGGGGATCCGGGTTGAAGACCTGCTCATCGAGGGGCCCGAACAACTCGACGTTGCGTTCGGCCTTCCAGCGCAGATCGAACTCGGCCAACTTGCGACCCTTGAGATCCGGATCAAGGCGGCCATCCTGGAGTTGCTGCCGGCGGTCTCGGCTGAGCAGGTGGCTGTCTGGCCGTGGTCCGAGCCCGCAGACCCTCGATTCAGCGTCATCACCACCACTCGGAGTGTGGTCGGGCTCCGAGTCCCGTCGTCGATCGCCCCGGCACTGGTCGGCTTGACTGGCCAACGGCTCCCCACCGTCGGGGTTTCGGCCGTCCTCCTCGCCCCCACCGTCCGACCGGTGAGTCCAGCCCAGACGCTCTCGGTCCTGGTCCGAGCGAAGACCCCCGACGCGGCCGCCACCTTGATCCGCAAGGAGACCACGCTCGCCGGCTGCTGCCCCGCGATCAAGATCGTTGGTCCCCGCCGGCTCCTTGGACCGAGCTCGGCGTGGACCGCCGCGATCTTCGGCGTCCCAGACCTGTCGTCGTCGGTGCTCCAACGGCGCCGCTGCCCTGGCCCCGACAACCTGTTCGTCCCGGTCTGATCTACGTGCCGGTGCTCCCGAACCCGCCGGCGCCCCGCTCGGTTGGGGACAGGTCGTCCCGAGGCTCGAGCGTTGGAAGCTCGACCCAGGCGAAGACCAGTTGCGCAATGCGGTCGCCGACCTCGATGACCCGGCGCACCTCGCCGAGGTTCCACAACTTGACGCCGATCTCCCCGCGGTAGTCGGGATCGATCGTCCCCACGTGCGTGACGAGGTCTTGCTTGAAGGCCAAGCCGCTTCGACCCCGAACCTGACATTCGAGACCAACTGACCCGACTGGTTCGGGGAGTTCGAGGGCGAGCCCTGTCCGAACCTGGGCCGACTCTCCTGGCCAGATCTCGACCCGCTCACAGGCGTGGACGTCGTAGCCGACTGACCCGGATGTCGCTCGAGTCGGAGGCCGTGCCTCGGGGTGGGTCAGCTTGAACCGAACGGCGGTCACGACTTGCGCTCCCAGCCCAACCGGGTCGCTTCGGCAAGGAGGTCGTCGTCGGTCCAGCCCGACCTGATGGGGTCGAGCTCGGGCTGGCAGATCAGCGCGCGCCTCTTGTTGATGTACCGCAACGCCTTCGCAGCCCGGCTGCTGTCGAGTGGCGCGACGAGGGGTGGGACCTTCAGTCTTCCGATCTTAGCACCGATCATCTTCTCACCCTCGGTGAGCAACCCTCCTGCCGCCAACCGGTTATTCCGATATCAGGGTTGAGTGGTCAGTGGGCCTTACAGCCCTGTCCGATTGTCGACACGGTCCGGCTCGTCGTCGGCTACGGCTGATGGGCAATGAATCGGGATCCGCAGAAGGCTTCGCCAAAAGCTGACCCCGCCCCCTCGGATGACACGACTGAGCCGGGCGCTCCTCCCCCCGAGCCGGGCGCTCCTCCCCCCGAACCGGGCGCTCCTCCCCCCGAACCGCCCACCACCGCCAAGCCCAAGGGGCGAGGCGAGACCCATCGACGATTCGGTTGATGACCTGGTCCTCTCTACAGATTGACTCTCTGCCCGGCGGTGTCCGGGCACTTCCCCGTGGGCTGCGTTCGGCCTGGGTTGGAGCTGCGTCGTCTGCAAAGGGCCGCGGGTCAGCGACATCGGATGCCCGAAGCCTCGGCGACTCGGTCGTTGAGATGTTGATCCGTGGCTTGGGCGACATCGGGCTGATGCCGGACGCCCTCGATGGCTGGTGCGCTACGGCGGACGGCCATCCGCTACTGGTTGCGCTGGCAGACCCGGGCCTCGAGCACGCGGTGGCCTGCCTCAGCGCCACAACCCTGCCCACCCTCGACTCTGGCTCGGCCCCTGGCGAGTTCGCCGAGTCCCTTGCGACGCAGCTGATGGCCCACCTCACCCCGGGTGAGCCAGCCAAGATGGACACGAAGATGCCGGTGTCCGGTGAGGCACCAGCCAGCTGCGGCCTACGTGCGGACTGCGTCTGGCGTGTCGATCGTCTCGATCTCGACCTGACCAGCGAGGCCCGGGATGCGGTCGAGCGCGCTATCAACCGGCGCAATCGACTTGAGCAGCGAGGCGACGATGCCTCGTTCGAGGCGGTCATCGACCAACTCCGCAAGGATGGGTTCGACAACTACGTCACCCCCGAGGGCTACCTCCGCCTCCGTGTTCGTGCCGCTCGCACGGGCGTCCAGATCTACAGCGACGGCTTCAACACTTGGGGCGAGCTTCGGCCACCCGATGAGGTCTTCTCCGCATCCTCGCTCGCGTCGTGGGGCTACAAGCCGTTCACCAACGACCACCCCTCCGACTTCGTCGGCGTCCACAACTGGGCCGACTACGCGGTCGGTGTGGTCGGAGACGATGCCTCACGCATTGCCGCCCCCGATGGGGACGAGTACGTCGAGGTCACGCTCGTCGTTTACGGCTTCGACACCTTGCTCGCCATCCGTGGCGGCAAGGTCGAACTGTCCGCTGGGTACTCGGCCAAGCTGATCCGCGAGTCGGGTCGTGACGCCAAGGGCCGCGAGTACAGCTTCCGGCACTCCGACATCTACATCAACCACCTCTCGCTGGTCGACCGCGGTCGAGCCGGGCCTCTCGCCCGCCTCAACTTCGACGGCTTCGCTTGGCAGGTGGCTCCCCCCGCGTACGCGGCCGATTCGGCAGAGCAAGCGGACGCGGCCGATTCGCCGATCAAACCCCACACCGACACCGAGGACACGACGATGCCCACCACCTCCGACACCCCCAAGATCAAGGTCGACCTCGCCGATGGTGTGAGCGTCGAACTGACCCAAGAGCAGGCCGACGCCTACAAGGCGGCCAAGCAGAAGGCGGCCGCCGACGCGGCCGAGAACCTGACCAAGGACGCCGTCGAGGCTGCGAAGTCGGAGCAGGTCGCCAAGGACAAGCCCGTCCTCGATGCGTTCCAGGTCCAACTCGACTCCCTCAAGGTCGAGCTCGGGACCCTGGCCGAGTCCAAGGCCGTCACCGACGCCAAGGTCCTCGCGCTCGAGACTGAGAACGCCGGCCTCAAGGCGGACGCCGACAAGCGTGAGCGCGAGGATGTGGTCGGCCACATCAAGACCGCCTGCCCCAAGCTCGACCTCACCAAGGTCCAGGCGCGGGCAGGAAAGACGACCGTCGCCGACGGTGCGCCGAGCATCCACGACCTCAAGGCCGCTGCGGTTGTCGATCTCAACCAGTCGTACGCCAAGGCCATCGAGGACTACCGCGGGCAGCCCGGCTTCGAGCGCTTCGTCGACTCGCTGTTCAACGTCGAGATCGCCAAGGCCAAGCCCGGCGCCGAGCCCGAGCACGTGCAGTCCCGAGACCGCGCGCCCACCAGCGCCTTGAAGCTCGACCTCAACGGCATGCGCAACGCCTCGCTCGGTCAGTCGGCCAGCGAGCACGCCACGAACTGATCGCCGGACCTAGGCACCACCCCACCCCTTTCCCATCGAGGACGCCACCATGACCCTCCCGCAGTTCCAGACCTACAGCCCCGGCGAGATGATCGACCGCAGCCGCACCAAGACCCGGTCGCGCTGCTACGACGCCCCGCTCAAGACCTACACCATCACCGTCGGCGGCACCGCGACCAGTGGCGTCTACAGCTACGACGTCGATGGGACCACGGTCTCCTATACGGCTAACACCGGTGCGGGTGACGACAACACCGCCATCGCGCTGGGGCTCTACAACGCCTCGATCGACAACGGCATCGGTGTGCTGGAGATCTGTGCGATCTCCCGCGACGCACTGGTGTTGACCCTGATCGGGCGCGAGACCGGCGACAGCTTCACGGTCGACACGCCGGTGGCGACCGGCCCCGGAACCCTGACGATCGCCAATCCCGAGGACGGCGTCGAGGGCAACCTCGAGCTCGGCATCGGTGTCAGCCTGGTCGCCAGCGACGCGAACTCGATCCGTCGTCCGCTCACCGGCGACACCAAGATCTTCGGGGTCGTCATGGAGGGCGGGAACATCCGCAAGAGCACCGGGGACGCCGACGACGTCGACAGCTACGCCCCCGGAGCCGCTTGCGAGATCGGTCGCGCCGGTACGGTTCCCCTCGTCGTCGAGGAGGCCGTCGCCGCCGGTGACCCGATCTACTGCCGGAACGAGGCCGACACCGGCAAGGTGCAGGGCAACTTCCGCAACGACTCCGGCGCGGTCTTCCAGGTCACCCAGGGTGACGTCGAGTTCAGCACCACCAATGCGGTGGGTCTCGACGTGGACTCGCTGCCCACCCTCTCGGTGGCCAGCAACACCAGCGATGACCAGACGGCGGCCGACCTCCGCGATGCTTGGAACGCGAGCGCCCAGCACTTCGCTGTCGCCGCTGCGTCCATCGACATCAGCGGATCCGAGTCCCTGATCATCCTGACGTTCAAGGACTACGCGGCCCACACGGTCGCGGCGTACAGCCCCGCGACCGCGGACATCACCTCGATCAGCGACACCACCGACGCCGTCACGGCTCGGGCTGTCTTGGTCCCCGGTGAGTTCCTCTCCACCTCCTACACCGACCGGGCCACCGGCAAGCTCGTGGCCCTCGCCGACCTCAACCAGCCGAGCTGACGCATCGCGTCGCGGTTCCATCGCCCACCCACACCTTCGAGGACACGACCATGCCGCCCACCTTCGACAAGAACCGCGTCGACGCGATGCCCCAGAACATCCGTCTCGACAAGGCCATCAACCACCAGGACCAGAACGACATCGTCAAGCAAGTTGCGGCGATGGCGTACGACAAGTTCACCAGCGAGAATGGCCGACGCGGCGACTCGCAAGTGGCCTCGGCCGCCGAGCACATGGCGACCCACTACCTCGCCGGCTTCTACGGGAAGCGTCCGGCGAAGACCTACTGGTCCGAGGGTCGGTACATCACCCTCACCGACGACGCCCCACCCGGTGCCGACGAGATCGCCTACAACACGGCTGGCGGTCGACACATCGAGGTCGACGACGGCATCTACGCCGACAACGTCTCGCCCGAGCGCGAGGTCGACGACGCGGTCGAGACCACGCGCCAGTCGTTCCTGACCATCAAGCACAAGATCACCATCACCCAGCAGGACATCTGGCGCGCGGCGGTCACGGGCTACGACAAGTTCAACCAGAAGGGCGTCAAGCTCCGAGAGGCCCACATGAAGGCCCTCAACAACCTGATCCGTCGTGGCAACAGCAAGTACAAGCTGCACGGGATCACCAACCACCCCGGCATCAAGCGCCGGGTGGCATCGGCGAACTGGTCGACCGGTACGGCGGCTGACGTCTACGCCGACTTCGTGTCGGCCATGGCGGAGATGGCTGATTCGCCCGGCGAGGAGGACATGCCCACTGGGCTCATCCTCCCGCGCCTGGCGATGAACAACTTCAACACCGCCCAGAAGTCGCTCGCCAGCGACCGCGTCCTCCGGGAGTCGGCCGAGATCGCCTACGCCGCGGACGGCTTCAAGGTCATGCCCGACCCCGGCATGAAGACCGCGAGCTCGCTCGGCGGTCAGGCTGCCCTGCTCTACACCAACGCTCCCGACCTGGTGTCGGTCAGCGTGCCGCTGTTCCAGTACATGATGGGCCCGCGCGAGGTCGAGACCGGCGTGCTCGAGGTGCAGGTCTGGACCCGATTCGCCGGCGTCCAGGTTCGCGACGTCGACACCATCATGGTGATCGAGGGCGACTCCGCCGGCTGGTGATCCCACTCCAACCGGGGTCGACGTTGGTGTCGGCCCCGGTTGGCGCTTGACCCTGCGACCTGTGAGACCCGAGAGCAATGCAAGTACGACACATCCAGTGGATGGGCACCGGCCCGATCAGCTTCGAGCTTCCGTCTCGCGGGAAGCTCTACAAGTTCAAGCCGAAGATGCGCAACCGCATCGACGCTGATGTGTGGGACGAACTGATCGACCCTCTCACGGGTCCGGCCCGTCCCTATGTCGAGAAGAAGCTCCTGCGTCTCACGACCGCGGGCGCGGGCGCGGATGTCGAGGAGTCGGCCGGCGTCTCCAAGTCCGTCGCGCCTGCAGCTCCGCCTCCGCTCCCGAGCCACGACGAGAAGCTCCGCGAGGAGAACAGCCGGTTGCGAGCCGAAGTGAAGCGACTCTCAAGCCGGCTCCAAGCCCTCGACACTCCGAAGCGGGAGCGCGACGAGCCGGCGAAGGTGAAGGCGGTACTTGAGTCCGAGGCCCGACCACCGTCGGCCGCCGAGCCCGAGCCCGAACCGGCGAACGAGCCAGACCCCAAGCCCGAGGAGCCCATGGGCGAAGGCATCGCCCCCTCGGCCATGCGCGTCGACGCGCTCGAGGACGCAATCAAGGGTCTGCCGCTCGAAGACCTCGAGGCGATCATGGCCTCCGAGACCAAGGGCAAGGCTCGCAAGGGGGCCATTGCCGCGATCGAGGCCGAGCAGGACCGCGCCCTGGAACGCAACGGGTGACCCATGGCGGTGCTCCAGGCCGACCTGCCCGCTGAGTTCGCCGCTACCGATGCGGCGACGGTCGCCTACTGGATCGCCATGGCCACGGCCGAGATCGAAAGTGGGAAGTGGACTGCGTGCGGCGTCGACCCTCTCCTCGGCATCAACCTCCTGGCCTCGCACTACCTCAAGGAGGCCGGCGAGGGCACAAGCGACACGACCGGTGAAGCCAATGTCCGGTCTGAACGGGTCGGCGAAGTCAGCACATCGTTCAGCGTGGAGACCCTGATCGCCAGCAGTGGCTCTCCATCCCGGCACCCGACCACGGCCTACGGCAGGTCCTACGACCAGATGCGAGCCAGGGTGGACCGGTGCAGGGCGAACACCCCGGCGGCCTACTTTGCCAGCAGCAACGGCCGGCGTCGAGCTCGAACAACGAACAGCAGTGGCGGATGTGGATGCTGAGATGAAGAAGAAGATGAACGAATCCAACGAGGCCAGCATCGAGACGACCCCCGCCGCCAAGGTGACCACGTCGAAGCAGGTGGTCCGCGTGCGGCTCAACCATGCTGGCAACGCGTCTGCCAAGGCCAAGGGCGCACCCATGCTCGTGCTCAAGCCGGGTGAGCAGGATGTCGATGCCGACCTGCTGTCCGCGTACTCCAATCATCCCTGCATGGCCATGATCGAGATCCTCAAGGACTGACCCATGGCATCGGGCGCAACTGTCACCATCAAGGACACCGGCTGGACGCTGGTCGCGGACCTGCGTTCGATCGATGGCGACGAGATTCAGGCCGGGGTGCTTGAGGGGACCGGGGAAACCCACGAAGGGATCTCGACTGCCTCGCTCGCGCTGATCCACGAGGACGGTGCCCCTCACGCAAACATTCCCGCCCGGCCGTTCGTTCGACCGACGTTGGACCAGAACGTGGGCAAGTACGAGGCGCGCATCGAGGGCATCGTCTCGGACCTCGCACGCGGACGCGCCATCGATGCCAAGCTGGTCGCCCTCGCCGACGACGTCGCTGCTGACCAACGCAAGACGATCACCGACCGCAAAGCTGGCGAGCCGATCAAGCCCGTGAGCAGCGTGGCTCGGTCTCTCCGACGGTTGGGGGATACGCCGCTCGTCGACTCGGGCGCGCTGCTCGACTCGCTCCAGGGCCAAGTCGTGAAGTCGGGGGTGCTCGATGGCCGCTGACTCCGAAGGTACCTGGCAGATCGGCACCGACCTCGCGGCAACGCTCGCGGCAACCGACTTCGGCCAGTGGTCCCCTACCCACGCAGAGCCGGATGACGACCTTTGGTCCACTGCCGACGCGAAGATAAACCCGGTCGGCTTGCGGGCTCTCAAGCGGGGCGTGCTGCAGTGTGCCGCGGTGGCGTCAGGCGAGCGCTCCATGCTGGCGGTTCTCGTCACCAATGACGCGACGGTCGGCGGCGACGTCATCGCTACCGGGTCTCTCAGTGCGAACTCGACCGTGTTGGCGAAGGCGGCGGCCGTCCCAGGTGGTACCCCGACCGACGCCTTCACTCTGTGGTGCAAGAACACAACCCCCACCGAACTATGGGGGACTGACAGTGCAGGCACCGACTTCGCCATCTCGGGTGGCGCGGCCGTGACATTGTCGGCCGTACTCGACAATGAATCGATCACCGATGGACACGACATCGAGTTGACCAACGGAGACAGCATCGTCGGCGAAGACGGAGGCTCGATCAGCTTCGATGCCGTTACCGGCGACGTGTCGGTGTCGACGAATATGTTCTTGTCAGGTGCCCAGGCTGGCGACGCGCTCTCAAGTGCGGACGACCTGATCCTCGGCGACGGCACTG